TCGGCTCCAGATAAATCGGCTCCAGATAACTTGGCTCTGGATAAATCGGCTCCATATAACTTGGCTCCAGATAAATCGGCTCTGGATAAATCGGCTCCGTCATATGTAAAAATCACCGCACCTGTGAATCTGTTTTTAATTTCGATAGTCATTTGATTAATCCTTCTTAAATACGTGAGCGTAAGTGCCATTGGGTAACTGACCGCATACAGTTTCGCCGTGAGTTGCGAAAGACCAACCTAATTTAGCAATCAATAACGCACATGCGCGTTCATGGTTCTCTTCGAGATTTAACTCATGTTTGTAACTGACAGTAATTGATCCAGCCTGACATGATGCTTTCATGCGCGAGGGTTTTGTATTCGTGTATGGTAAATACTTGGTTAATATGGCTTGCATGATTATTCGCTCCTGTAGTAAGTGATGCCGTCATTGCATAAATAACCTGTCTTGTCACCATCGACGGTTACACCCGAAACCACTGATCCTCTCGATGAGACACCTATTGTATTTGATACACTTCCTTTCATATGAGCCACTACTACACACTCATGCGATGATTTAAAGGCTTCCCATTCAGCACGATCCTGCGATTCTGCGTAACCAAGTAAAACCAACAACCCGACTACTAATGAAACTGTTACACCAAGAAACATATATTCTTCACGATACATAATTATTCTCCTATCCAGTGAACACACCACATCCCGTTAATGCGTACCGCATATACAACTCTAGCATTAACAGGTATCTCGATTTGATGTAACTTTGATGCCATTGCGATATTCACAATCTTATCCTCTCAGTTAAATTTAGCAGCCCATTTAGCCGCGCATCCGGTATCTACCCACCGTTGAGCAGCACGATCAATATCAAGGTGCAACGCGTGAGCGTATCGACGGATACACCGAAGTTGTTTGATGAGTTTGCGGTCGAATGTGTTCATCTTCCTTCTCCTCGTCACACGTTGTTTGCTCACTCTAGCCCCCTCAGAGAAGGGGCTATGGTCAGCATTAGGCGGGCAATTTTGGAGTTATCTTTAATGCTCTGTTATATTTCTTTGCGTAACATTTGTGGAAAAAAACGTCTGTTACAAAAGGATTGTGAAAACCATAATCATACATTTCGGCGACCATTTCCTTGGCTTTCAGATAGTCACCTTTTGCGCATTTCATAATTTCATCGAATGTCATTTCGTATCCTCTTTCTGTCTGCGTCGTCACACGTTGTCTCACGGTATGAGTTAATATTATCACATTACTCCACTGGGTCAACTCTTATTATCGGTCATTTCGGGTCAAGTTGCTTAGCACTATGAACAGCACTCACATGATCCACACCGAGCTCACGCAGCCCACGATAGTGCGCTATACGGGCATCACGATCCTCGGGCGTACTGACATAGCCCAGGGATACTACGATGCCGTGGTGGCGTACCTGAGCTTTCAGTTTCTTCTTAGCACCCATGAGTCGAAGGTTACACCAACGATTGTCGAGCTTGTCTCGATTAATGTGGACTATTGGTTCACGCGCCCATTCTCCGCGCATAAGAAGCCATATAAGACGATGACTGATTATGCGACCGCCTCCCCAAGTGACTGTCTTGTATCCCCCGTTAAGGTGTTCACAATTCATACCACGTGCACCCGTTCTCCACAGTTCCCCGGTTTCAGGGTTATAATCAAAGGCGTGAGTAAGGGGTAATCTTTTATAAGGAACAAGAGGTTTCTCTTTCGGGCGTTCAACTTTCAAACCTCCTATTCTTACGAATTTCTTCTTACTTCTCCTCTGTTCGCCTTTCCTCGGTCTCCCTGGTTTCCCGTGTTTCCGTTCATGAGTATATTTGCAATGATCGCGTATCTCTGCTTTCTGCTGGTCGATATGCAATTGATTCCATTGGTAAGGAGTCCACTCTTCTTGCATTACATTGTTTAAACAACGGTACGGGATGAACTCTTCACCGTCGTCTGTTTCGCTGATTGTGTATTTGTAGTCGTCAATGTTCATTTGTTATGCCCTTCTCAGGTTGCATAGACGATTGTCGAGCTTATCGTTAGTAATGTGTTCCACACGGCGCCATTCACCATGAGTCAATAACCATGCAAGATCATGACTGTATATTTCTTTACCGCGCCACCTGACCGCCTTGTAACCACAGTACATTTGTTCGTAGTTCACGTGGGGTATATCAACCCGCCTTATCTTCCCTGTAAACATGTCATAGTCAAACGCATTGACTAGAGGCGATTCATTCCAGGGGAATGGCTGCTTTCGACAACGGAACCGCATATTCCTTGGCATTTCATCAATAACAATATATTCGTTCACGGCCTCCCGTTGTAACTCTATTGGTAAGTTGTCCCATTCGATCTGTGACCATATGAATCTCATTGTCTTGTTAGCCCATTTATACGGTATGAACTCTTCACCATTCATCAGGCAGTTCATTAAGTAGAAGGTAGTCATTCGGTTCTATTACTCCACTGTATCAATGTTTCCGTCAGTTTAATGTGTATCTACGGCGCGTGTAAAGTTTTCCGTTAATGACTGGATTCTGGGAAAAAGGGGTTCTCTGGATAAAAAAGACGTAATTAGAAAATAAGGGTTTAAAAAAGTCTCCCTGCGAGACATTGATGCCAAATCGAACACGCGCCGTAGATACACCCATCCCAAACCCCACTGGTACACGCCCACAGGGTATCCACTACCCCACTGTATCCACTAAATACCCACTGGTCACAGTACCCTAGACCCACTGGATGCCCTATACCACTGGGTTAATGGGGTACTAAACCCACTGGATACTATGGTTCCACTGGGTATTCAGGATTATTGTGAGATCCAGGGGAGCGCAGGTACTGGGATAAATTTGATAGGTGGGGGTAGGGGGTCATTCCACTTGGTCATTTGGCTGTGGTGGTACTGTGAACAAAATTTTATTTTTTCATAGAACCCCAGAACCATCGCTCCAGTGGAAACAGAGAACCCCAGAACCATCGCTCCAGTGGAAACAGAGAACCCGCGATACCTAGACCCAGTGGAAACATACCATCCACGGATACCTAGACCCAGTGGATTCACGCCCAATCCCCAGGTAGACACCTAGAAAAGTGAGGCAAATGTGATACACTTACCCCTATGTCATCACAGTGCACACTCGAAATGATCCCAGACTTCTTGCAACCGCAACCTACGACAACCCGATCACCGCACTCCCACTCGGAAAAACTTCCGGATTTCCTTGTGCCAGCGATCACACAAGTTCCCCAACTCCCCGTAGATCCAAAGGTCACTAAAGAACTGATCGAGATGCAGAACGAGATCATGTTCGAGGTAGTACTCGAAAAGGTATCCTCGGGAATCTCGTTAACCGAGGTGTTGAAAACGGATGTGAGGAAACCGGATGTGGGTGCGTTTCTCCGGTGGATACACCGGGACTCGAAGAGAAAGCAGCGGTATTACGAAGCGCAGGAGATTGGGGGAGAACTGATCGCAGCGGAGATGATAGATATTTCCGATGGTGCTAATTCATTGGAAGATGTTCAGCGATCCACGTTACGCATAAGCACGAGAAAGTACCTTCTGGGTGTGTGGAACAAGAAACGGTACGGTGAAACGAAACAGATCGAAATAAACCAGTCGATATCTATAACCGATGCGTTGGCTGCTGCGAACAGTCGAGTGATCGAGGCAGAAGTTATTGAAGTAATCGAGAATGAACAGAAAATGATTTCTCATAAATCGAATAACGGAGAGGATGAGTGATGCAGAAACCACGTTATTCGTCGGATGAAGAACAGCTCTTAATGTCCCAACTGTGGTCACCTCAGATCAAGGATGATCCGGAGTCATTTGTGTTGTTCTGTTTCCCGTGGGGACAGGTGAACACACCACTCGAACATTTCAAGGGTCCGAGAGCATGGCAACGTCGGGTACTGCGTAGGATCAGGGACCACATTAAAGTTAACCGCGGAACGGTTGATCCGGTGGCGTTGCAGGAGGCGATAGCATCGGGACGGGGAATCGGGAAGTCAGCACTCGTGAGCTGGCTGATCCTTTGGATGCAGAGTACCAGGATAGGCAGCTCAGTTATCGTATCAGCTAACAGTGAGAATCAGCTTCGATCAATCACATGGGGTGAGTTGACTAAGTGGACCGCGATGGCGATCAACTCCCATTGGTTCGAGATATCAGCGACTAAGTTGGTACCGGCTACGTGGCTGACTGATCTTGTCGAACGGGACTTGAAGAAGGGTACACGTTACTGGGCGGCTGAAGGGAAGCTGTGGTCAGAAGAGAACCCGGACGCGTATGCGGGTGCTCACAACCACGACGGGATGATGGTGATCTTCGACGAGGCATCGGGTATCCCCGACTCCATATGGTCAGTTGCGTCTGGGTTTTTTACCGAGAAGATCGTCGATAGGTACTGGATGGCGTTCAGTAACCCTCGGAGACCCAGCGGGTATTTTTATGAAGCCGTGGACGGGAAGAAGCGCGACTTCTGGCACAGTGAGAAGATCGACGCGCGTACCGTCGAGGGGACTGATCCACAGGTCTATGAAAAGATTATCCAAGAGTACGGGGATGACTCCGACGAGGCACGGGTAGAAGTTTATGGTGAGTTTCCTTCACAAGGAGGTGATCAGTTCATTGCGCCGATGGTCGTGGAGGCTGCGTTCAGACGAGAGAAGCACAAGGACATGACGGCGCCGATCATCATCGGGATCGACCCGGCCAGGGGTGGCGACAAGACCGTGATTGCCGTACGCCAGGGACGGGATGTGCTGGCGGTGCGTCGGTTTGATGAGCAGGACACCATGGCGGTCGTGGGGATCGTGATCGACATGATCGAGGAGTTTAACCCGGCAATGACGGTGATCGACGAGGGAGGCCTGGGTTATGGGATACTCGATCGGCTCAACGAGCAGCGGTACAAGGTGCGCGGGGTTAACTTTGGCTGGAAGTCGAAGAACCCCAGGATGTGGCAGAATAAACGCAGTGAGATGTGGGGAGCCATGCGAGAATGGTTGAAGACGGCAGCGATACCTCAAGATCGGCGACTCAAGGACGACTTAACCAGCCCGAAGAAGCAGTTTAACTCGAAGGGCGCTATACTCCTCGAAGGTAAGAAGGAGATGAAGGCCCGCGGGTTGCCCTCTCCTGACGCGGCCGATGCCCTTTGCGTCACCTTCGCGTTCTCGGTGGCTCATCGGCAACCGTCGGGAAGAGAGAGCAAGGGACGCACCAGAACATCAGAACGATCAACAGTATCAACGGGTTGGATGGGAGCTTAAAAATGCCACAAGACTATTCCGGGGTGAACGCAGTGGCGACGTTAGCCGATGAGAAAGGGGACAAGAAGATCCTGCTTTCCACTGCTCGTTCCCGGTTGAACATGGCTATCTCGGCCCTGTCTGAGTCTCGTGAAGACGAGATCGACGACCTACGGTTCGCTGCGGGATCGCCTGATAATCAATGGCAATGGCCTGCTGATGTCCTGGCGACTCGTGGATCAGTCCAGGGTCAGACGATCAACGCACGCCCTTGCCTTACGATCAACAAGCTCCCTCAGCACATTCGTCAGGTTACCAACGACCAGAGACAGAACAGACCAGCGGGC